CGTTAAATGCGCTGGTCTCAAATGCTGAATTTTGGTCTAGGCTGGTCAATAACCAGGGCGGAGCAAGCGGCGCAAACAGGTTAAGCGTTGATATCCGGGTAAGAGCCATAGTCCTTAAGAATTAAGCTGTAAGATAATTGTGCCGTTTGCGTTCAAAACCGGCGCAACCGTCGCGTTAACCTGNTGGGTNACCCCNCCAAAATTGGCCGGGTTTTGCACCCANGTTGTNAGCGCNGCCATCACATCAGNNGNCAATAAAGTTATTTGCATTGTAGGCATAGAATTTTAACCCTTGGACACATCCATTTTACGATAGTTAACCACCATTGCTTGAAGTATGGCTTGCGCGGAGGTAACCGTAATATTGAGCCCCATGTTGCGTTCTTCGAAGGGGACCGCGCATTGAATCAAGAGATATTGCATACTCACCGTCCCTTGCCAATTGCCCTGGACTCCAACCCCGGCCGCCGCTTTATACGCGACCGCAGCCGCTTGCCATGTGCTGCCGATTACAGTGAAGTTTGCGGTGTAAGGGCCGGTTGCGAATACCGGCAAATATTCAACTGAATTTTGATATTTTGTATTGAATACCGTCCAGCCGCCGGTTGCGATCCCGGCTGCAGTTCCCGAGCTGCATATCGCCACGATAAGATCATTCGCGTTAACAGTGGTTAAACTTACGCCGGCTGAGCCTGAGCCCGAGCCGGAATTAACAGCCGTGACATCAACCGGAGCCACTAACGCCATGCCGGGAAATTCCCAAAGTATAATCTCGTTAAGGTTTGATGAACCGCTGAGAGTGACAGTCACAATGCACGCGCCGGGGGCGGTATTAGCAAACCGCCAGATCGATACGTAATTGCCGGAAACGGCGTCTTGGGTCCATGTCTGGGTAAGCGAATCGGCTACCCCGGTCACAGTTACTACGCTTGAGATAAATGCCACTAGCAAACTGCCCGCCCGCACATTAACCGAATACTGCGCTTTAAAAGTTGCGCCAGCAACATTCTGTGGCGTGTTGATCGGGCCTTGCGCGACGCTCGGGCCGTTAATCCAGTTGCCAATCACCCCGGCTCCATTGATCCATTGGCCTACGTTCGGGTTGAAGTTGTACGTTAATGAGCCGCCGCCTCCGCCCTGTTTCGGGCCGATAACGATGTTGTCACTGCCGACTTCAGCAATCGTGATTGTAGCCGCGCCGAAGATAACCATCTGAATTGCGGCGTTTGTAAACATGTCATAACGCAGCAATGAATAAAAACTCCATAGCTTGGTGTTGAACTGGCTGGTTACGCTCGCCGTGCTGGACCCAAACAGGTTGTAAATGTTAGTGCCGTCTGAGTAATAGACAATCGATTGGTTGTTTGTGATGGCTGAACTAACCGCGCCACTAATCCATTTACAAACCCCGGTCCCGGACCCGGTTACCGGGATCACCCGGAACCACATTAAATCAACCGAGTATCCGAACACGGTAAAATTGTTGTCTCCGCCCCATTGGACTTGCCAAAAGATGCACGGTTTATTTAGAACTACTCCGTATGCGGCTGAAAAACTTGACCCGGCTGAAACGATATTTTGNAAGAATCCGTCTAAAACCCCGGAAATTTTTGTGGGGGTAGCGCCGGACAATTGCCAGAACCCGTTCAGATTCGCGAAGTACAGGTATGCGCCCCAGAGGATGACGCCCCATTTATTAATCATCCCAATCTGGCTGGTTAATGTCGGCTGCTGAAACGTGAGCACCGCCGGGGTGCCGACATCGACAAGGTTATTGATCGTTTTCCACCAGTTGCTACCCCCTAAGTAAAGGCTTCCCTGGCAGTTGAACATCCCTAAAACCGGGTTGGTGCACCCGTGATCAGTGATAATGAAGCTGCCTGAATCGCCCCCAAGCGAGTTGTATGTGCCGGCATTAGTCCACGTGATAACAAGGCCGTTCGCGAGCCAAAGTCGGCCGGAATATGCACAAATGAAATTTGCGGGGGTGCCTGTTAACGCCGCAATCGTAGTCAAGACTGCTCCGCTCCAACTGAACGTCTTGGATTGGCCCGAGTCGCAGATCAACATGAACGTGCCTTGCCAGCTCGTGATATCGCATGAGTTTGGCGTAGTGGTAAACCCGGTTCCGACCGTTACAATCGTGCCGCCGTTTGACACCTGGTATAACTTCCCGTCCGAACACAGGTAGTAAGTGTACAGGTTGCCGTTAAGAATGTCGGTATAACTCCAAATCAGAGATGCCGCAAGCGTTGCAATCAGGGGGCCGGGGCCTGGCACTTGCTGAAAGCTGGACAGTTGCGGCATCCAATTGATCAGCTCATCCTGTTCAACATCCGATATAGTTAACCGGGATGAGAGACTAAACTTGTTGAGCGCACCCCAGCTAATTGCGCCGATATACCCGGTAATCGGGCTCTGGGCGATCGGCGGAACTTGCCATTCCTCATCAGCTTCTATTGTGCGTTGGGATGGCATTAATCAGTGATCTCGATAGTTGCGGTGTAAGTCGGTTTTTGGGCGATTGATTGCGCGGCAACCCCAGGCACCGGCGGCTGCACATGCTGCGTAATAACAACTTTCATCCACTCGGATTTCTTCTGATGCTTTTGCTCCATGTAAAAACAGATCGCTTCCCGGATCTCTTTATCGTTCAGCACCGAGTGATTAGTCATTTTAATAGATGCTCGAGTAAGGGTCGTAGAGGTAAGGCGGCATAGACGCGCCAAATTGGTTTAGGTGCGCGGTATATTTGTCTTCCATCTTTTTAGAGCTTTCCATGTCATCATTATTTTCCCAGGCCCAACTCGCCGCCATGAGCGGCACCAGGGCATCGGAAACACCGGCTGGAATAGCTGTTTCCTGGTCGGTGTAATTGACCATGTAAACTGGAAGCCACGTGCACCGGATCTCAGCCTGGAACGTGTTGCCGGCCGGGGGCGGCTCAAGGTAAACAATACTCCCGAGATCCAGGACCCCGAACGCTTCGCAAAGACTGTTTACCGGGTTAATCCGGTATCGTTCATTGAGCACGTTGAATGGCAACGGGCGCAACGGTATTTTGATATACGGCGGAGTTGGCGTCTGAACGAAATTAACGAATAAAATTGCCTGAATCGCCCGCGCAAGGCTAGATGCAGGAAGAGCCTGAACATAAGGCAGGATGTAACTGAACGGGTAGGCGTCTTGCCCGCTAATGAGCGGAATAAACGGCAGAGCTTGCGGGCTGTAAGTGTCGGTTACAATTCGATCCCGCGCGAGATTGATGCAGTTTGTTAGCTGCGAATCGGTAAATGTGACCGAGTTGACGTCGTGCAGGATGAACCTGGTCGTCTGCAAATATGACTGAAGCGTAGACACATCGCGTTACTTCAAGGGAGGCTCGCTTGTCAAAGCTGTATCAAGATCAACAACGCGCCCTTGGGAAATATCTTTCAGGCTGGCCTCGAACGAAGGAGGTATATCGGCAAAGTTGATCTCGGGCCAGGACATCGTAAAATAGTAACAGGCGTCCGGCTGGCTCATCGCATGAACTCTTCAGCCGTCATCCGGGTGCTGATTTTCTTCATCTTGAACGTGACGCCGTTCGTATACCAATCTTCGAAAGCCGGGTCATTGGTCCGGTACCGCGGGTTATGCGTCGCGTCGAAGGTGTCTTCCGGATAACGCAACACCTCGATCTTCGGGCAGAGCCCGCTAAGCCGGTTGTCAAACCAGCTATCTTCATCGTCTTCCTTCGGCCATTTTGAGCGCCGTAGTTCGCCGCTCACCGGGTCGAGCTCGACAGCCCAATGGAAATACGCGACTTCCAAAGGCACAATATTGAACACCGGTTTGTCGCCCGGCCTGCTCACGATGTACGTGTACGGTTTGCCGCCGTAAAGCCAGGTCGGTTCCATTAGGATCGGTCGCCCGCCTTTGCGGATCGGCCACGGAATGTTCGGGCCTACCCCGTTATTGATAACGCCAACATATACGTCTGTGCTCATGACATGATTAATTGCTGAATCCTGTAATAGACAATGTTGTTCAGGGTTGCGCCGGAAAGCAATTGAAGAGTTAAGCCATCGGTGCAAAACCAGTTCCAGCCGGAGACGCCAGCAACAAAGGTCACTAACGGAGATACGCTCGTAAATGTGCCCGCAATATTAAGCTGGATCACGCCAAAGGTTGCGCTCGATGTGATGAACCCAATGCCGGGCGCGGGCAGATACCGGTACGTGACGACACCGGCAAGCTGCTGGCTTTCCGGGATAGCCCAGGTTGAATCCGGTGTCAGAACAGTGCCGGCAACCGGCTGCGGAAAATCTCCGGTGGGAATTGTAAATGTGCCTGATTGACGATAACTCGGGTTTGCCCCAACCCATTGTGGCGCGTTCGGTTGAGCTACAACCCAGACACCGCCCGGCGGCGGGGTGCCGGGGGTTGATGCCACCGTGCCCGGAATACTGTAAATGATCCCGTTGAATTGAACGTAAGAAGTTGCCAGCGCCAGCTTGCCGTTACCGGCCGGATACGTAGTTGCAGCGTTAAAACTTGCGGCGTAATAGATTGATGCCGCGCCGGTTTGCGTCGCATAGTAGCCGAACGCGAATCCAATCGCTTCCTGTTGCTGCAGCGCAAACGGACTCCAATCCAATCCCTTCTTCGCGAATGGGTTCGGGCCATTGGGCGACTTCAGGGATTTAGCAGCGAGATCAATACCTTCGCGATGAAACCGGTTTGACCCCATGTAATCGGCGTCATCCTCGTTCCATTTCGAGTTGCATAAATCCTCGTGATGCCACAGCGACGTCGCCACGCCTTTAATCGGCTTGCGCAGTTTCCGGAAGAAGTTCTTTAACTTGTTGGATAAGATCATAAACTTAAAGGCTCACGGTTCCGGTTATGTTGTACATCAGCCCGTTGGCAGTTGGTTTTGTGTTAACCGCCTGGCACAGGAGCAGGACGACAGCCACGTAGTTCAGTTGCAAAGCTGGGACCATTGATTGAAAGTCTATCATCGCCCAGTTGCATTTCTCATGGACTTGGATGCTGACATAGTTCGTGTTGAACAGAAAAATGTTGCCTTCGACCATGTACGGATCGAGGTAAACCGGGATACCCATCACTTCTACAGCGACAAAGCTGGACGTGTATTTATCGGTCTGGCTCTCGGTCGTGATGATTCGCTCGAGCGGGAGGAAATCCTGTTGGAGCTGGCCAAATGTAGCCGGCCCGCAAAAGGCGAAGTCAGGCTTCTCACCGCAATACTTGTAAACGCCAATCGCGTACAAGCTGAATAACGCGCGCGTAATTGGCGAGTTAACGTTGTATCGCTTGCTCTGCCACCAGGTGCCCATCGCGCGCGTAATATTTCCCCAGGACGCGTTATTGGTGCCGTCATCGATCAACCAACCCAGGCCTTGAAGCTGCGTGTTGTCCGTGACGTTCCCGGCTGAACCGGTTGTGCCCGAACCGCCGCCGGCAAGCTGAGTCTCCATCATATCGCCGGTAGCGTTCCCGGCATCCGTCATCCGAAGCTCAACCACATCCTGAATCTTCTGTTCGTCCTGTTGCAGGATCTCGTTCAAGTAAACCGGGATCGGACAGGCGATCATGACATAAGGCCACGCCGCCGACTGCACAAAGGGGACGGGTTGCGGGTTATTGAACGGTGCGGTGAACGTTGTAACCTGCGGGGTTACACCGGGCACGTACTGGACGTTGGCCATGATGTTGTCCAAACCGCCGGTTGCCGGGATCGAGTTGGAGAACAAGGCCGTAACCAAAGGCCGCTGGTTATAGATTTCGCAAACGGCATCCATGAAATATGAACGCCGCGTAACCGCTGAAAGAAAGTTACCGTAAGTACCTGTAGGTTCAGCGCCTTGACCGAGGGATAATGGGAAGACTGCCATAAATTAAAACCGGGTGCCTTGGCGTGCACCTAATTGTTCCATGTATTCATTTGAGGCAGCTTTCCAGTTGGCCCGAGCTTTCAGCTTTCTCTTTTTCTTGCTCATCTTGAGCGGGTTAACTGCGGGATCGTCTGAGAGCATATCGGCGCGCCAAGGTTCGGCGTCGCCTTGACCGGCAACCGGGAACCCGCCCATGTCCAACATCGGCACGGTAGACGCGCCAATAGGTGAATCGAGCTGCGCGAAGTATTCAGCGGCTTGCTGGTAGGCTGTGCGCCCGTGAGAATCGAGTTGCGGGAAACTGGGGCTGTCCGGGCTGCGCATCCGTTCCTCGAGCGCGGCAATCTTTTCCTCGTTAAACTTGAACTTGCCGCCGCGAACCGAGTTGCGTTGCTGGCCCCAGGTATCAGCCTGTTCGCGCTCGTGCAATTTTTTCTTGAGAGTTTCGAGTTCTTCGCGAATAGGCGCTTGCGCAAACTCGATCTCTTCCTGAGCCCGGATTGCCGAGTGATCTTTGTACCCGGCGTCAATAGCTTTCTTCAGCAACTCGTTTCGTGTTTCCTTTTTTGATGCCAGGAAATTGAATAGAGCCTCGTTTTCAGGTGAAAGAGCCATAGTGTTAAGGAGTAGAAGTCCAAAGGGTTGCGGTTAATGGCGGTGCGATGCCGCTCCCGGAAATGCCGTTTGTGGTGCCTAAATTGAAATAGTTGCCCATCTTGCCCGAGTCAGCCGACCCGCCTTTAGTCGATTGAAGCTGGAGCAAAACTTCAGGCCACGAATAGCAAATATCGCTCGAACCCCACGGGGTAACGAGCTGGAACGTGGTGGCTTGCCCGGCAAAAGTCGCCCCGGCCGGGCCGGTCATCAGCACCGCAATACTGAAATTCGTGATTGCCATTTTTTACATGCGCTTGCCGCGTCTAAACCGCTTGGGTTTTCGCATCCCTTTTATTCTCATTTCTTCCCGACGCGCATGACGGAGTTGCCGCTCTTGTTGCGATTCGCCAGTTTCGATTTAACCGGGCCGCCAATCTCGCCGATATCCGGCGGGCTCATGATCGGGCCGCGATCGTGGCCGCCTGGGTCCCAGGGTGATTTCGGTTTACCAAAACTTGGATTGATAGGGATTGATCCTGCCATAATGACTCCTAGTTAAAGCGGCCGTCGTCGCCGCGTGATTGATCTGAAGGTGATGAATCCGGCGCACCCTGGATATTAGGCTCGGGCACCGGCGCGGGTTCAGGCGTCGGCTCGGGCTCAGGCTCAGCTAATTCCTTGGCGAGTTCCGGGTGTCCGGATACGATCTGTTTATGGATCGCTGAAAGCTTTGGGTGCAACGTGCTGAGCTGACTTTTGATCTGGGCCAGGTCGGGGATTGCTGCAACGATCTGTTTAATCGCAAGGGCGAGTGCTGCTAAATCTTTGGCTAAATCGGCGGGGCTCATCGGCGGGCTTTCAGGTTACGGCCGCTACTGATGTCTTTAGACCGGTAGCCGGGCGTGCTAGTGATTTGTGAAAGGGTGTTATAAGGCTCTTTATGCAGCCGCTGTTTAAGCAGCATCTTGTGGCCGTAATCCTCGTTAAAGTTGCCGAAGATTTTGGCGTATCTGTCTTGCCCGATGCCGGGCGCGATCAACTCGAATGCGCGGTCAGCATACTGAATCGGGCGCAAAAACCCCCGGTTGCCAGGGAGATTTTTTACGGGGAGCAGATCATCAGCGTGATTGTAATCACGCATGTTGTCTGCCTTGTAAGGTTTGTGATGCATCGGTTAGGGGCCTCCTGGGGGTTTCATTGGGATCGGGCCTTGAGGCGGGGCCGGGTTCGGCTGCGCGCCGGGTGCCATTGGCGGGCCGCCTGCCGCCTGGCCTGGGGGCCCTTGTTGCGGACCTGGTTGCGCCATGCCGCCGCCTTTCATGGTTTCAGGATCAGGAGCGAAATGTTTTGCGAGCGTATGCCAAGCTTTGTCGATTGCTTCCCCATGCTTGGTGTATGGGTTAGCTGCCATGCGCGCCAGGTGCAGTTGCGCCATTGCTTTACGGGCGAAATCCTGGGCGAGCGCTTCGAGGCCGGCCGGAGGCACATTCTGCGGGGTAGGCCCAGTGGACGGCGGGAGAACCCCGGGCTGCTGGCCTTTAGCCATTGCATCCGGACCTCCTCCCGCACCGCCGCTCGGAACCGCACCGCCCGGATCAGGCGGGGGAGCTAGCTGTGCGGGATCTGTCGCCAGATCGGGCACGAGTAAGCTTCCAAAGGTTCCTTACTTCCGACCGTGGCGCTTCCGGTGACGGAACTCAACGATGTTCGTAATCAACATTTTGGGCGCTTCCTCCTTTCATCTAAAAGAAGTTATGCGCCCACTTTACACGCAATACAAGTAAAAAAGAATTAAGACTCTAGCCCGGCCTTGAAAGACATGTGATCGACGTAAAGCAAAAGGCCGTGCGCAAATTCTCTTTCCACGCCGCGTTCAACTAAAGCTTGGATGCAATCCTCGAACTCCATCCCTCTGAAATCCATAAATTCCCAAGTAGCATCTTCGCTCGTGTTCACAACAAATTAAGCTCTTCGGATTTCATGTACAAAAAGGTTCCCGTAACGAAAAACCATATCGTCCAAAAAGACGGGTGGAAAATGATTGCCGCCAGGTTAACCCAGGCCCAGCAAAACAAAATCCAATTCCAAAGACTAGGCTTCATCCTTCAACTCCGGCAGATTCTTTGCCGCCGCGCTTCATCTCCTGTTCTTGCTTGATCTTGGCTGAAGCAACCATTTTCGCGAACTCGATGTCTTTAAGTTCATGGAGCATGGCGTCTTCCATTGTCGGAGCTATGTAACGAATTGCGCGGCTTGGCTTGATGAGCCCTAATTGGAGCAGGCCTTTGGCTTCCACTTTATGATCTTCCATCGCGATCGGGCTGGACGAATGGCCGTCAACTTTTATCTTAACGCTGGCCGGGAACTCAGACAGCCGGAACTTGCGGCCGTTTGCATCGAAGAGTTTGACAGTCGAGAACCGGCGCATGGATTGGAAGATCAGATCAGCAACCTCCGCCGCCCGAGATTCGACCCGAAGACTTTTAACTGCGATCTCAGCGGACGCAAGTTTTTGATACATCTGTTGCATCCCTTCAGAGCGAACGCCGGACTCGCCTTTGCCGAACATGCCGGGCCGAAGCTGCGCCTGTTCCTGGAGTGCATCAGAGATCATTGACATCATCGTGAAATCGCTATCGGAGAGTTCGGGCGGGAATTGCTGGATCTTCGCGTTAGGGTTTGCGACAGCAAGCCGTCCGCCCGGTCGATTAAAGCTAGCAATCTTCTCTTCGAACGATTGACCAAGGCCGATTGCCGCCGTGCTTGGGCGTAAGCTTTTCCGAAACTTTTCGTCCATGCCTTCGATGCGAGCCAGGAACCAGTCCTGCGCGGGCGTAAGATTTTCAATGAGCGAGATGCCCCAGAACGATTCGGGATCTTCGTCCGGACATATTTTAACGTAGGGCAACCGTTGCGGTATCCCAACTTCAGAACCGCGTCGGTCGCGAAGTATGGTGTCGCCGGAGATTGTGAATACGCGCCAGTCTTCCTGGTCGTCATCAAATAATCTGAGTTCATAAAATTCAGCGCAGATTGGCGAAGGCATGTCGGCGTTCTCGGTGCCGGATACGCTTGGCCAGTTTTCGGGTTTAGCCTGGAGCACTGTCGAGCCGGGCGTAATCCCGGTTATCCGACTTCCCCGGTCACCGGTATCCATCTGAACATAAGCCAGCCGGCTTAAAACGGTGGCTCGATCCGGCCGGCGCATAACCCAGCTATCGAGTTCTTCAAGGCTGTGATAGGAGCGAACCGCAACCCCTTGCTGCCGATCAAGCACCCAACTCATTGCCCCAGTTTCATTTGATACGCCGAAATCGCGCGGATGAATCAGATCAGCCCGGAGTTCGACTTCCCAATCAGTCCGCTTTTGCGGGATGATCGACAGGATGCGGCACCCGTCCACAAGCCCCCATTGAACGCCCATCGGAAAAATCTCATCCATCATGAGATCGTTCCAGGCGAGTTTAACGGCGTCGGCTACAGCTTCAACCCGATCATGAATAAATTCTTCGCCTTCGTCGTCGGATGGGATCTTACCCCAAAACTTGATCAGGTGCGGTGCGAACAGGAGCGCAGCCTGTTTATCGACAGCAGGGCCTGCCTTGTTTACCCGGCCGCGAATAATGCCGCTAGCTCCCCGGCGATAAACGGCTTCACGCCGGGTGTAAGCGTTAGCGCGGGAACCCATCGAGCGGGTGCAAATCCAGAGCTGACGAAAGACTTCATCACGCAGCTTGGTTGGGTTCTGTGGCAGGATCATGGGCGGGTCCTGACAATATCATCAACTAAAAACTTCAAACGATCCCTGGCTTGAGCTTCCGTGCTTGGCATTGGCGGTGTCCCTAGAACCTGAACGCCATCCCGGAACACCCGGCAATCAGTTATAAAAGGCATGTTCTTTCCTTCAATGCGGCCGCACCAGCGGTTGCGTTCCCGGATGTGTTTAAAGACTTCACACAAATAACCTTTGTATCGGAATGTTTTGCACTGGCTCACGATTCACGGTTGCTCCTGGCTGTCATGACCGTGCCGGGCAGGAGCGAGCCGCCTAATCCTGTGCCAAGGGGCGCGCCGGGCTTGATCTCGGGATGCACAGCCGGGATCTGGAACGGTTGACCGTTTGACATCATCGGCCCCATGCGGTAGCCGTCCTTTTCCATGTCGCCAAAGTTGGTGTACGCCTTAACCACGCCCTGCTGCCCGTAACTCGATGGCACGGACATGTACCCGCCTTTATTGTACTTCTTAGCTTTCCGGGTAAAGCTGCAATGGGGCACGCCATCTTTATGGGTGCAATTTGAAATCTTCATGATCTCAAAATTCTTATCCATGCATTTGTCGAACGATTTAGCTGAGTGCGGCGTAGTCGAGCTTCGGGCAAACCCCGGCGCGTGTCCGCTGGACAGGCACGCCTGAATGCCAGATTGCGCTGCGCCCCGGCCGCCGCAATACTGGCAGATATCTAAAATGCCCTCAAATGCCGCACCGCATTTGAGACAGGAAAAGACTTTAATCAGACTCATTTATTCGTACCCTTTGCTTCTAGCCCAGGCAACGATGCCCTCGAGAACGTCAACCGTAAGCACGAGCTGATCATCTTTTTGGGGCAATGTAAATTTGAGACCGGCAAAACTTGGGGCGATGGTCAACATTTTAATTTCAGGATTAGCCGGCGTCCCATACGCAAGTGAAACAAGACAACACTCTTCACTTTTCATGCAGACTCCTGCGAACTTCCATTAACTCTTTAACGAAATCGCTCATGTCGTAAAGCAATAATGGCGCGTTGCCGGCTTTCTCACCACTGGTCTTCTGAGTATTCTCCTGTGTTGGCATAATAATCGTTGGCCACCTCCGCGTGCATTGGGTTTATCCAATCCGGAACTTGCTCTATCCCGGCCCGCTCTTCAAGTATCTCCTGGTTAATCCGATGTTTCCAATCGGTAACCGCGCCTTGCAGAATCTGGCTGGGAGTCAATTGTTCGAATGTCTGGTTGTGAACCGCTTGGAGAGCCGTGCTCGAGTATTCGGGCAGGCCGCCAATGTCCGTATCCAAGACCTGGATATAAGCCATGCCCGCAATGGCCATCGCCATGATCCGGTGATCCTGGGCCGGGAGCTGGATATCGCCGTCGCGCAACAAATCGATCCGGGAAATGTTATCGAGCAATTCTTCAGACTGAATTTCGAGCATCTGCTTTTCAAGGAGATTTTTGAACGCGTGCAACATGCGCGGCTTAGATTTCCAGCTTGTTTCCCAATGAACCGTGTTCGAGTGCGCGACTGATTTATCGCCTTGGGTGTACACGTAATGGGTGAGCCGCTGAAAATAACGGGCAAGCTTTGGCGTGTAACCGAAAGCCATCTCGTTCTGGAGCCGGTTAATCTCGCCGTAAACCTCAGTGCCCCCTCCCTGCATCTCGATGTTAACTTTGACCTCAGCTTCTCCGCTGGTGTAAGCTCCGGCAAGATGCAAGATAACCCAGGCAATCTCGTTGGTGCTGATGTTTCTGCGATGGAACTCGGCGACTTGGATCGCTTTATCGGAATAGCAGAGCAAGACGTGTATGCAAGCGTGATCGCTATGCTCATTTGCGCCATGTGCGGGGTCGCAACCTATGACGTACCGGACCCGGGGACCGACAACCGGCTCAGCGTAACAGACTAGGTCGAAGTGTTGGCGAAGCGGGTCGATCTCGACCAGGTCCGAGTTCATGAAGTGCACGCCGTCGCCGGGGTCCCAGATAAAATAGCGACGCGGATCGCTTCGCTTGGCGACAGCCTTAGATTTCTGGTCACGAAGTTTGCGCCCGTCAACGAACATTGAGCCGCCATAGATCCAGGCGTCTTCCTCAGTCGAAGGATATTCCTGCAACATCAACTGAAGGTTGCCGCCTTTTTTCTGTCTAAGATGCGAGCGAAACCAGGCCAGTTGCGTAGGCCGGATCTGAAAATTGTATTGATGCGCGGCAGCCTCGACAAACTGCGCTTCTTCCCGGGTGTAACGCGGACACTCGGTCCAATAAGTAAATTGGGGATCGGATTGGTTTACTTCGTACCAGGGGTGCATCCACCAAGGAACAAAGATAGCCATCTGGTTAACGGCATTCTTAGCGTTGTCGTACTTTTCCTTGAACAGGTTCGGCCCGGTGGCGGTGCCTTCAAACACGTTGAGCGAACGCGGGTTGTGTTCAGGCAATGAAGACAAAAGCGAGTTGGTGCCAACTTCATCATGCCACCCGCCCATTTCCGTTCCCCAATTGACCGGCATGCCCATCGAGCGGCCCAGACCCCCTTCATCATTAGAGTTCGCGTTTAACCAGAATGTTACCGAATCATTCCG